TACTGATCTACCATTGGTCCATACTGGATGTGATACATACGCTAGCATTTATCCGGAGTTTAAAAACTTGATGATGAATAAAACCGTTGATGAAGTAGTTGACCACTTGCTTAGTACAACTCCAGAAGGTTGTTGGACTATGGCTAACGGACAAGACGTCCACTTGATTCTTACAGGTGGTGAACCGTTATTGGGTTGGCAGAAATTCTACATTGACCTGTTTGAACACCCGCGTATGCAGGATTTAAAAAATGTCACATTTGAAACTAACACTACACAAACTCTACGCGAAGAGTTTAAAACTTACCTCAACAACCAAAAACACATTACAGTTACTTGGAGTTGCAGTCCTAAACTTTCCGTATCGGGAGAACGCTGGGACGATGCTATCAATCCTAAAGTTGCTGTTGATTATAACGATGTACTCAATTCGGACCTGTATCTCAAGTTTGTGGTCAACGATACAATTGACGTGGACGAAGTTGACCGTGCCGTCAACGAGTACCGTGCCGCTGGTATTGAGTGTCCAGTATATCTTATGCCGGTTGGAGGTAGGACTGAGGGATATGATCTCACAGTTAAAGAAGTTGCGAAACTCGCAATGGCAAAAGGTTGGAGATTTACCCCAAGACTACATATTACACTATTCGGAAATGCCTGGGGAACTTAAACCAGAACACCGTGGGGTAATTAGTGAAGAACAACAGACGAAAATTAGAAAAGCAGGATTGTAAAATATGAAAAGTAAAGGTGCCGGTTGGGCAGACATTATAACTGAAAGAAAAAATGCAGGTCATAAAAAATTAGAGGATCCAAAAAATCCCGAATGGACTGTGTATGTTGCTAGATCTCATGTAATAGATCATGAGTCTGGATTAGAAGCAAGAGGTAAGTTAAAGATCGGTCGCGGAAAATATATGAATAATATACAACGCGGGCGTAACCAAGATGGTTCCGATTTTAGAGTATATGCCAGAGTTATATTGGAAAAAGATTCTGAAACTAGAGCCTTGGAGAATTACATAGAAGGGATTTATAGTCACCGCAAGGCAACTGGGCCACAGGCAACCCAAAGTGAGCTATATAATTTAACAGATGATGAAATAGCCGTATTGATGGAAGATTTGGTAAATTATTCAAAACAACATGATATAAACATTTTGACTGTTAAAAATTATATTTAATTTTATAAATGGCATCGCGTATAAAATTAAATATATCTCTAGAAGAAATGATAAAAGTTATAAAAGAAGAAGCAGTTAATTTAAAAAATGCAGGTGATATACACCGTGCATATATACTTAGAGAAACTGCTGATTTTTTAATCAGACAAAAAAGAAATGGTATAAAGAATGAATAATTACATTTGTTACCTAACGGAATCATTGACAGGTTTAATTTATTCAACTATACTAGAATTGTACAGATGTTCTGTGGGAGAAATTAGATGGTAAAGAACTGGTTTAAAAAAATAACAGGAATTGCAGAGCTTGAAGCTTCTGCAAAAGACGCCAATTTAAAACGTCTCTCTGAAGAAGAGGCGCTGAATCAATTAAAAATTGAAACAGAGATTGCCATAGCTGCTGCACAAAAGGCAAAAGAAGAAGAAGACCTTGCAAAAATGGCACCAAAAGATCGCGCCACAAAAAAAGGCGAATCATGGGTAGCTGTTTTGGATACAAAAGTTAATCCTGATAATATACGAAATGGTTTCTTTGAACTAGACTGGAATGAGTTGTTTGTTAAAGAACTTATCTTTAACGGTTATGGAACAGACGCTGATCCAGAAGAAGAGATTGTTGATCGTTGGTTTAGGGAAATAGTATATAATATGTTTGCTGACGACGGTCTTGACACTACACGTGGGGCAGGTTATATTAACGTAGTACCCATCAGCAAAGGCAAATCAGAAGTTTCATGAATACCTACATTTTAATTGACACTATGAATACATTCTTCCGTGCTAGACACAGCACACGGGGTGACATCGATATGAAAGTGGGCATGGCCCTACACGTCACCCTCAACAGCATTAGAAAAGCATGGAAGGACTTTAACGGTAGTCATGTTGTATTCTTGCTCGATGGTCGCAGTTGGCGTAAGGATTTCTACCAACCCTACAAGCGTAACAGACAAGAAACACGATCTGCAATGAAACCTTCTGAGATTGAGGAGGATAAAGTATTTTGGGAAGTGTATGACGAACTGTTGTCTTTTGTAAAAGATAAAACAAATTGCACACTGCTTAGGCATCCAAATCTAGAAGCAGATGACCTGATTGCTGGTTGGATTCAAAATCATCCCAATGACAACCATGTTGTTATTAGTACTGATGGTGACTTTGCACAGCTTATTGCACCCAATGTTAAACAATACAATGGTGTTGCAAATGTAACTACTACGCACGAGGGATATTTTGATGCGAAGGGCAAACGAGTTGTTGACACAAAAACTTCCACAATAAAAGATGCCCCTAACCCGCAATGGCTGTTGTTTGAAAAATGTATGCGCGGTGATACAAGTGACAACGTATTCAGTGCATATCCAGGAGTTAGGACCAAGGGTACTAAAAACAAAGTAGGATTGCAAGAAGCATTTGCTGATCGCAAGAGTCGAGGATTTGCATGGAATAACATGATGTTGCAACGTTGGGTTGATCATGAGGGTGCAGAACACCGTGTAATGGACGATTACCAGCGCAATGTCACACTGTGTGACCTGACTGCACAACCTGAACATATACGCAAACTTATTGATGAAACTGTAACTACTGTACAACCGAAAGATGTGCAGCAAGTTGGAATTAAACTTATTAAGTTTTGTGCAAAATGGAACCTTGTAAAAATTGGCGAGCAAGTCGAAGACTATGCCGCACCACTTAATGGGAGATATAATAGTGTCGTTCAAAGCTAAACCTGTTTTAGAAGATAAATTTTGGATTATTGAAAACAATGGAATACGTGTAGGTACTTTATCCAAAGAAATAGATGGATTTGTTCTTACTCAAAATGGAAAAGTTAGTGTCTATGACGACAAACTTCAGTTAAATAAAACTTTTGGTACAGAATTTCTTGTTGCCAAGATAACTAATCCAGACAAACTGTTGGAAAAGACTGTGAATGGGTTCCCAACTAAAGTCTATCCATACAATGAAATGTATGACATCAAACGCAAGCTTCCACTCTTTACAAAGAGTGACCTTAGCAAAAGTGTATATTGTGCTGGATATTACCTTATAAAATTTAATGTTACTTGGCTCAAGAGTTTTTGTCCAAAATTGTCTACACTTGAACAAAACGAATTTAAAGGTCCTTATAAATCAGAAATTGAAATGAAGGGCATTTTGAAATTATGTCAATAACTCCACTCAACACTATCTCAATTCAACAGTTTATTAATCAAATAAAATCTGCTGACTCAAGTAAGCAAAAAGAAGTTAGATTGGATATTGAGTCAGCAAAACAGCTTGCGTTTACATTGGGCATAGTTATGAGTAGACTTACCTCCGACATGGAAGCTATAGTAGCTAAGATACTTTCTGAAAAAACAGATACTTCAGAAGTAATTGCAGTTAAGCTAGATGGCGGAAGTGGGTGGTAATGGATAAATATATGCATACATAATAATATTAGGAGTATGCGTAATGAGTCGTCCAAAACCAAAAATTTTGCTCGAATATGTAGATAAAGCATCATACAAAAGTGAGCAAATTTTAGATGCTGAGGCTATATGGGCTGTATTTTATCAAGGAAAACCGTTTAATTTAAAAAATTCAAATGCCTTGACGAACCACCCAGGACCAAAATATAAAAAAACAAGTTTTAGCAACCCAGGTCATGCACACAACTTGTCTAAGAAGTTAAACAAGATGTTTAAAACAGATAACTTCCAAGTGTATAGGCTAACTACTGGAGACGTGGAGAAAGAATGAACAATAAGGAAGTATATACCAAAATCTTTTTAAAAGAACAAGGTATGAGTACTTCGGACGAAAATGTTCGTGGCGCCATGATACTGTGGTGGCAGAACACTCGACACAAAGCTGTCGGAGGGCTTCGATTAACCAAAGATGGTTACGAAGCCCTCATTAAAACTGAAATAGAACACTGGGACATACCATACCCCAAAGAAATGGCAATAACTCCACAAGTTATTGTATTTTTGGATCAATTTATAGATTGTCCATATTTTTTATCTAATAGAAGTATAATAGTAACTGGTGAGCGCAAGGCTGTAGAACTAAGCCTGTTCAGTGGCGATGTCAGAAAGTACGGCTTGGTCAAGGCAATGTCTAGATCAAAAAAGTTAAAAGATTTAGAACAAAAGTAAAAAAGTGCATTGACAACACCTGAGCGCGACAGTATAGTAATAACACATACAAGATAACCCGTCCATAAGGAGAAACTACGTGGATACTGCAAATCGTACTGTTACTGCAAAAACTGCAAAGAAAAGCATCCGCCATGCGATGCTTAAGAAACGGCCCATCTTCCTTTGGGGGCCTCCGGGCATTGGTAAGTCGGACATTGTGCACCAAATTGGTGCTGACCTGAACGCCCATGTTATTGACGTTCGACTGTCGCTGTGGGAACCTACTGATATTAAAGGTATTCCGTATTTCGACAGCAACGACAGCAAAATGGTTTGGGCTCCGCCTGTTGAACTTCCTGATGCAGAATTTGCTGCACAGCACGAAAGCATTATCTTGTTCCTTGACGAGATGAACAGTGCCGCGCCTAGTGTGCAAGCAGCAGCATATCAGCTGATCCTCAACCGTAAAGTTGGCACATATGCACTGCCTGACAATGTGTTTATTGTTGCTGCTGGTAACCGTGAAGCAGACAAAGGTGTAACTTATCGTATGCCTGCTCCGCTTGCTAAC